TCAGATCCAAATCCTCAAACATCAAGATTTATAGTTAAATTTGATCAAAATGAAATAAATAATTTATTAAATAATAAAATAGGTACTTCTTCTTGGGCTTCAAATTTAAGATTATTTATAGCTAATGCTGAAGGATTAACAGGTACAACAACAATAGAAAGTTTCCCACTTTCAGGATCATGGAATATGGGTACTGGTCATTATGGTGATAGTCCTTTAACTGAAGATGGAGTTTGTTGGTCTTACAGAAATGCTTCTGGTTCAGTAGCTTGGTCTACTTTATCTTTTAATGCTTATGTAACAGGTTCTTGGTCAGGTAGTAATTCAGGTGGTGGAAATTGGTACACAGGTTCTTCAATAGTTGGATTAAATGTAAAATCAACTCAATCATTTAGTTATTATGATGATAAGGATATTAATATAAATGTTACTGATACTGTTAAAACATGGTACAGTGGAGCTATTATAAACCAAGGATTTATATTAAAACAAGCAGCTGAATTTAATTCAACAATCAATACTATTTTAAAGTATTTTTCAAGAGATACTCATACAATTTATCCTCCACAATTAGAATTTAAATGGAATGATTTTGTTTATAACAGTAATTTAAGCGTAATAAATACTCCTACAGCCACTTTAACATTAGGTGACAATCCTGGATTATTCTATAGTCAAAGTGTAAATATTTTTAGAGTAAATGCTAGACCTACATATCCTCCAAGAGTATGGCAAACTGGTTCTTTGTATACAACTAATTATGTTTTACCTACATCATCTTATTATGCTGTTAAAGATTTAGATACAGATGAATTTGTAATTGATTTTGATACTACTTATACAAAAATAAGTTGTGACTCATCTGGAAGCTTTTTCACTTTATATATGAATGGTTTAGAACCTGAAAGATATTATAAAATTTTAATTCAAACAACAATAAATAATTCAACAATAGTATTTGATGATAATTATATTTTTAAAGTAGTAAACGGATAATGAGTGAAAAAGTAAACATAGCAGTAACTTCTTACGATAAAAACAAATTCCAACAAACAGTAAATACCCAATTTACTCAGTTTGGAGTTACTTCTACTCAACCAATTACTCAAACATTATCCGTTAATGATTTCTTTGATGCTTATGATAGTTTATTTTATCAAATTCCTAAATTAGGTGAAACTAACTCTCATGAGTATTTAGTAAAAAAAAGTAGTGCTTATATTGGAGCAGTTTCAACTAATGATGAAGTTCAAGCTTTATTAGATGAAATTACACAATTAAGACAAGATAACTTGGAATTACAACAAACTATACTTACCCTACAAACACCTAGTTAATGGCAATACCTAAACTAACTCAAATTATTCCTATTAATGCAAATAGTCAAACTCTAAATGCAACGGATACGGCTTTGGTTTCTAGTAATGTCCAAGAAAACAATTTCAACGTAGATACCGACTTAATAGATGCTTACGTTTATAACGTAAATAATGCGCTAATACGTGGAATAAACACCCAATACTCAGTATTAGATACTAAAGTATCGGGAAGTGAAATTAAATCTTTATACATTGATCCTATTAAAGATTTACAATCAAATCTATACACTCAGGGTACATACAAAATTGATTATAATTTTTTAAGACCAAAGTTAGATAACAATGAATTTTATGTTAAGGATATTTCTAGTGATAGAACTGAATTAATATTAGATTCAACTAACTTAACTATTGAACAACAACAAGTATTATATACTAACTTTAGTGTTGATTTAAATACATCTCCTATTTTTAATGGTTTTTACCTTAATTTAGGAGGTAACGATTTATTATTAGCAGTAAATATTGCTTTTGATAATAATATTTTAATTAAATTATATGAACCTCTTCCATCAACTTATGGTATTAAATCACCTTTAAGAGTTGTTGAAAAAGTATCTGACCCCTTAGCTTATCAAGTTGAGTGGGTTGAAGAAGAAGTTATATTTGATGATAGAGTATTTTTAAAAGGTCCTAATTTTAATATTATAGAAAAAGACCAAGTAAATAACTCTACAGAATACAAAAATAACTCTACAATATTTACCTCTTCCTTAACTTCTTTAAACAACCAATTAGGAAGTGTTTTAGAAGAAAACAGAGCAGAATTAAACACTGATTATACAGATTACAATAATTTTGTATTCTTTAGTTCAGCAGCTACTCGTTTATATAATTTTTATTATAAAGCATCTTTAATTGAAAGTTATAACAATCAAATAACGGCTTTAAATTCAATACCAAATACCCCAGAAGCATCTTCAAGTTTAGCTGTATATCAAAGCAAAATAAATGATTTGATTACTAAATTTGATGGGTATGAATATTTTCTATATTTTGATAGTGGTTCTAAAACATGGCCTAAATCAACTTCAACACAACCATATACTTTATATTCAACAGGTTCTGTTCAAGCTATAAATTGGTATGCCTCTCAATCATATTCTGCTTCTATATTTGATGGCGAAAACCAAAATTACATTTACAACATTTATCCTAGCTTTATAGTAGAGGATGCTGATAATGACCAGTTTCAATCTTTTAATGAGATGGCTGCTCAAATGTTTGATGAAATTTGGTTATATACTCAAGCTGTTAAAAATCGTCAAGATGGAGATAATAGTTTAGAAGGTGGTATTTCAAAAGATTTAGTTGCTGATGCTTTACGTTCATATGGTATAAACTTATATCAAAGTAGCTTTGCTGATAGTGATTTATTTACTTCTTATTTAGGTATTGATCAAGCAGGTAATACTTTACCTCCTACAGGTAGTGAATTAATTACTAATTATGTAACCTCTTCAGCAGAAACAACCCCTTTTGATGATGCTCAAAAATTAATTTATAAGCGCATTTATCATAACTTACCTTATTTATTAAAGAAAAAAGGCACAATTGAAGGATTAAGAACTTTATTATCTTGTTTTGGTGTACCTGATACTTTAATTAGAATTTCTGAATTTGGAGGTAAAGATAAAGATAATTCAAATGATTGGGATTATTGGTATAACCAATTCAATTATAAATTTACTACTTATCCTGGAGGTCCTTTAGGATATGTAACTATTCCTTGGTCTCAATCAAATGCTGCTTTTGGAACAACTTATCCAAATACAGTAGAATTTAGATTCCAAACCACAGGATCTATTCCCCCAAGTCAATCTTTATTTACTGTAAGTTCAAGTGTTAATAACTTAGCTTTAGTATTAGAATATACTAGTTCTCAAACAATAAGTGGATCTTATTCTGGGTCTATTGCTGATGTTTATAGTAAATGGGCAGAATTAAAATTCATTTATGATGTAAATGGTACTCCAATTTCTTGTAGTACTAGCTTACCTTTTTATGATGGTGGATGGTGGTCAGTAATGCTAACCAAATCAGGTTCTGTTTATAGTTTATTTGCTAAAAATAAGCTGTATCATGGATATGATGGGTCTGTTATTGGTTTCCAAGCTTCTTCATCTTTAACTACAGGTAGTGCTACTGCTTGGAATACATCTGGTAGTTTATTTTTGGGTTCTAAATCTTCTACTACAATAGCAGGCAAAACATATACTCAATTCTCAGGTTCATTCCAAGAATTTAGATATTACAATACAGCATTATCTCAATCAGTATTTGATGATTATGTTATGAATCCTAATTCTATTGAAGGTAATGGTTTAAATTCAAGTAAAAACCAGTTATTTTATAGATTACCTTTAGGCGGAGAATTATATACAGGTTCAAATTCTGTTCATCCCGCTGCTACAGGTTCTGTTCCTTCAACAGGATCATTTTCAAATACAACAGGTAGCTCAGCTACAGGAGGTGAATTTAGATATACTGAAAACGTAGAATATATATTCCAAGATCAAGTACCAGCAGGTATTAAAAATCGTATTACTGATAAAATTAAAATAGTTGATACTATATTACCTTCTACAGGTTCTAATTTACCTACTACTAATATTTTATCTCCATACATTCAAATACAACAATCATTCCCTGTTAGTGAAAGTTATACAAGAAATGTTAATTTAGTAGAAGTTGCATTTTCACCTCAAAATGAAATAAATGATGATATAACTAATCAAATTGGTTTCTTTAATATTGGAGACTATATTGATATTAGAACTACAGGTTCATCTTATCCTGCATTGGATAATTTAAGAGATACTTATTTTACTAAGTATACTCATAGTTACAAATATAAAGATTATGTTAGACTTATAAAGTATTTTGATAATGCTTTATTTAAAATGATTAAAGATTACGTACCTGCTCGTACAAGTATTTCAACAGGTATAGTAATTAAACAACATATTTTAGAAAGAAACAAATACTCAGAACCAATTGCTACTTTTGAACAACAAGATTATACTGGTTCTATTGACGTGTATAATATTACAGGTAGTGATGGGGGTGTTTTCTTAGAAGTTCCTTTTACTAACTCTTGGTCTGGTTCTTATATAACACCTAGTGGATCTCTTTCTTATATTCAAAGTGATGAGAGAGAATTCTTTAATGGAGAATTAAGTGGTTCTAAGGTACTAGTTACTGATGGTAATTTAAGTGATTGTGAGGTTTCTATAGTAGAAAAATATACTACTGCTTCTCTTTTCTCAAATATAAACCCTAACTCTCCAGGAGATTATTTTACTAGCTATGACTTAGATTATAATAAAAGTTATTATTTTTCATTTACTATAACTGAAGTTAATGGTATTTCCTCAGGTACTTTAGAATTATGGAATGAAGGGAAAAGCTCAAACCCATTATATATTAGTACTACAATTTCTGCAGGAGGTAGTTTAACAGTAAATTACTTAGAATTAAATAAAATAATTTCTCCATTAACCTTTAAATCAATTGGACCATCAAGTTTAGGATTTAGTATTACTAATTTTACTATATATGAATCTCAACTAAATGATACAGATGGTGATTGTGCTCCTATAGATAATAATGTTGATGTTTCTAGAACATCTCAATACTATATGAAGGCCGATTATAACAGTGGTCAAATAACTCCAACAAACTTTAATCCCTTAATTTCAGGATCAGGCACTAGAGCATCAGTTCAAGATTATTACTATAATTTAAGAAGACAAACCCAACCTAGATATGCTGGTTCTAGATTAACTGGATATCAAATAAATGCTTATACGTCTTCAACCGATATTAGTTATGGTAAAACACCTGTAATCGAAAATTATTCTGATTACTTTATTTACTTTGATTGGATTGGAGGTTCAAACCCACAATATCCTGGAGGAGGAAATATTCATGGTATATATCTAATTGGAATAGATGGCATAGCAACTCCATTAACTCCAGATAATTTAAATTTAGGTAAAATAGAAAATATATTTGTTAAAGGAAAAACAGCAAATATACTACCTGCGGTTTATTCTGCAGGATATCAAACAACAAATGTAGAAATAGTTGATGGTGGAGCATTATACGAAACTATTTTATTTAAATCAGGATCTGATACTCCAAGATATCAAGTAAAATGGGTAAATGATCCTGTAGCTATTGTAAAAACTCCTACATTCTTTACAGGTTCTACTCCTTATGCTATATTAAATGACAATACTCAGAATTGGCTTTATCCTTTCTTAACAGATCCAAATGACCCATCAGGAAGTGTAGAATATATTAGACCAAGAAAAATAACAACTCAAACCTTATTTTTTTACAATAAGAAAAAAGGCAGTTTCCCTTTAACTACAGACAATGATCAAGGAATAACTAAATTAGAAGATACTTATTTTCCTATACAATATGGTGATTTTATACGTTTTGGTACAACAGGATCTATTGTAGATGATAGTGGATCTTTAGATGGAAGTTTTGCAGGACTTGATTTAGTAACTATTAAAGACATAGTTATAGCAGCTACTGCTTCCCAAACAAGCTCATTATTAATTGCACCATCACTTACTTCAGGTAGTGTTTTACTAGGAGATAATAATAATCAAAACTTTAGAATAATGCGTAGGATACCTAATGAATCTTTTGTTTTAGTTAAAAACAATCCTTCATATGGAGATCCTGGATTTTTAATTCCTTGGGATTTTAATCCTAATTATGATGTTTATGAATTAGCTAGAAAAGCTGGAGTAATACAATAAAAAACAAAAATTAATATATTTATAATAAACCTATGGCATACTTAAATAATTCGGTAGTAACAATTGATGCTATTCTAACTAAAAAGGGTCGCGAGTTATTAGCTCGTAGTGATGGTTCATTCAGAATCACCCAATTTGCTCTTTCAGATGATGAAATTGATTATACTCTTTATAATCCCAACCACCCTTCAGGATCTGCTTTTTACGGTGAGGCTATTGATAATATGCCTCTATTAGAAGCTTTCCCTGATGAAACACAAATCATGAAATACAAATTGGTAACTTTACCTCGTGGTACTTCTAAAATGCCTGTGTTAAATATTGGATATGCTTCAATTGCTTTAAAACAAGGAGCTTCATTATCTATTACTCCTCAAACTTTAAATTATTTAGGTAATAATCAAGTATTTGAAACTAACGGATATACAGTAACTATTTCTGATGTTAGAGTATTAAATAACATTACAGCAACAGGTGTTAATACTCCTGATGCTCTTGCTTTAAATTCTTCTTCTACAGTAGGAACTAACGTTTCTAAAACAGTTGTTGGAACTACTATTAGTTTAACAGCAACAACTGTAAATACATTGTTTGGATCTAATACTGCTTTGTATGCTAGTTTAACCATAGTAGGTAGAGATTCAGGTGCTCGTGTTACTGTTCCTTTAACAATTACTAAAACTCAATAAAAATGTCATTTAAAAGATTAGAAGCTGACGATTTTGTAGTAAGTGCTGATAGTATTACAGCCGCTATTTGGTCTGGTAATAACCCTACATTAACACAATTTTTTACTTCATCAATTCAAGAAGCATCAACATCAGGTAATTACTATTTAAGTGTTTACCAAACAGGTTCTTCTTTAACAGGTTCAGAAGTTCAATTTGATGTAGCTTATGGTAATAAAGCGGGTTCAGGAAGTGTTTACTTTAACGCTGCTGTAACTGGTATTTCTCCTACTAAAACCGTTTACGGACAATACAGAACCTTAGTATTAGGAGACGAAAATGCAAGCTTTATTTTTGGTAATGTAACATCATCTGATTTCTGGGCTTTATCAGTAAATCGTTCTCGTTATAAAGAATCATTATTTCCTGGTTCATTGACTTTAGAATTGAGTGGTGCTTTAGGAGTTATTACTTTAACTGATGATTCTAAATTATCTCCAACAGTAAATTTCTTAGACTCAGGAAGAGTATTTAACTTGATTTCAGGATCAGCAGGAACTTTAAGTGCTGGTGCTTTAAATTCAAACGGATGGAGCTCAGCTTCTGGTTCTTATGGATGGGTATTACCTGATATTGGAGTTATTTTATTAAACCCTGAAGCATTATCTGGTAGTATAGCATCTGGAGGTATTGGATTGCATGTTAGTAGAAGTTTAAATGCTCCTGGTAGTAACAATTCTAGATTATTCAAAGCTATTTCAGGTTCAACAGCTGCTACTTTTACTTTAAACTCTCAAGAAACTATCACTGCTGATTATATTTTTGTAAGACCAAGAAGTTCAGAATTTAATTATTCAGAAAATCCATCTTATATCTCAGGTTCAACAGGTGAAGTATTATATTCTACATTTATCAACAACCCACAATCATACATTACAACTGTAGGATTATACAATGACAATAATGAGTTATTGGCTGTTGCTAAATTAAGTAAACCTTTGAAAAAAGATTTTACCAAAGAAGCATTAGTTAGAGTAAAGTTAGATTTCTAAAATGAATGAGCGCATTCAAATCATTTTTAGCACAGGACGTCATTGTAACCCCGTTTGAGGTTAATAAAGGTTATAGACTCGAAGGAGCCGCTTACCTTACAGGTTCAGGTGTTGATAGATTTTTAGGAAAAAACATTACTTCATCTTTATTTGTATCCTCTAGTGAACCAACTACAGGACAAATTTCTACTCAATATCAAAAATTAGTTTACAACTCAATAAAAGAATTATATTATTCTAATTACTTGTCTTCTAGTTATGGAGATCCCGCTCACCAAACAATAATTGTAAATGGACAAATAATTAGTGAAAGTTATCACCAACCCCAATATTACAATTATTTACAATCTACATTAGCTTTTGCTAGATTTTTTCCTACAGGATCTGATTATCTTGTAGGAGTAATTTCTGTTCCTAAAAGCTTGTTTGGTGATAGTATTAAACCAAATACTTTTAGATTAATAGCTGAAAGTGGATCGATTGTAGATGATGGAGAAGGAAATTTATTTTTAGTAGGTAGTGATTCTATAATAGGTAACATAATTTATTCTCATGGTTTAGCTATTATAACAGGCACATCAGAAATACTAGGATCAGTATATGGTTCGGGTGTTTATGGTACATCAACATATGGAGCTTTAGGATTATCATTTATAGAAAACTTTATAACATCTTCTGAAGTTTCTTGTTCATTTAGTAGTTCATATACCCTTTATGAAACTCAATATAAATGTACAGTTAATGAAAATGAGTTTAACTTTAGTTTAAATCCATCTTTAACAACAGGTTCCTTTAACCAAATGCATAATTTTGTAACAGGATCCGATTTTGCTCCTTATGTTACAACAGTAGGACTTTACAATGAACAACAAGAATTATTAGCAGTAGGAAAATTGGCACAACCAGTACCAACATCTCGTACTACTGATATGACTTTTTATATTAATATAGATAGATAATATTATGAATGAATGGTTTTCTCAAACAGACAGTGACAGCGGGTTATTAACAAAAAAAGTTTATAATTCAATTGAAGATTTTCCCGAAGATACCTTTGGTTTTATTTACATAGTAAAACATAGACCAACAGGTAAAGCTTATATTGGAAAAAAAGTTCTTTACCATAATGTAAAGAAAAAATTAACAAAAAAGGAAATAGCAGAACAAACAGGACCAGGCAGGAAGTCAACCACTAAGTTGGTAGTAAAAGAATCAGACTGGAAGACCTATTATGGATCTGCTAAACCAATTATGGAACTCATAAAAGGAGGTAAACAAGAGGAATTTACCCGTGAAATTCTACAATTGGTTCCTAATAAAAAACTTCTTACTTACTAT